AGAACAACTTGTAAAAGAGCACAACTGGACGCACGGCGTTGAATTAGGAGTTTGGAAAGGTAGAACCAGTAAACATCTAATGGCCAATTGTCCCGACCTCTATCTTATAGGTATTGATGCATGGCAGGATGGTGTTTGTTCGTACCAGAAACCTTGTTGGGATCATAGAAGTCACAGGCGTGAGGTTGAATACAAGTTAAAACCGTACATGAACAGATACACCATGATACAGGGCATAACATGGGAAGTTGCTGACCAAATTGAGAATGAAAGCCAAGATTTTGTTTTTGTAGATGCAGACCATGACGAAAAATCTGTTACCAAAGACATTAATGCTTATATGCCAAAAATTAAAAAGGGCGGATGGATAATGGGGCATGACTATGATTGGCCAGGTGTCAAAGCAGCAGTTGATAAAATATTTCCTGGTGTAAAAACAACGACCAACTCAATCTGGTATCACATAGTATAATGGCCCGTATAAAGTTTAAAGATTTTGAGGTAAGAGCAAAACCAAAAAAATTAGGCAGACACAAAAAGCGTCTGAACAAATCAGAAAAACGCAACTACAAAAAATACAGAGGACAAGGGAGGTAACATGGCCAAATATCAAGGAAGATCGGTTAGACTTAACAAGCCAATGCGCGGTGATGTTAAAAAATTTAAAGTTTTTGTCAGAGACAGAAAAACAGGTAATGTAAAGAAAGTCAACTTTGGACAAAAAGGTATGACAATTAAGAAGAGCAACCCAGCGCGAAAGAGGAGTTTCATGGCGAGGATGGGTGCAGTACTTAAGAAGGTTAAAGGACAAAAATCGCTTTCACCAGCTTACTGGAGCATAAAAGCATGGCGATAACATCAGTTTCAAGCATTTCTTCTCTCATAGGTAAAAGACCTAGCAGGAGGAAATTTCAACTAAGAAAAGGAGGCAGTATCATGGCTAAACATATGCGTGGTAAAAAGAAAGCCAAAGGTAAATCAATGACCAGAGGCAAGAGAAAGAAAAAATAATAAATAAACACAGTACTGTCCTTAGGGCAGGGAGTACACTCAACTCATATCAAAAGGAGGATATATGGACGCAGACAATCAAGCGGTAAAATCTCAGGAAACTGCACCTGAAAACCAAACGCAGGCAGAAACACAGGCTACAGAAGAACAGACCTTAAAATTCGGTCAGGAGGATGTTGAAAAAATCGTCCAACAACGAATTGCGAGGGAAAAGGCCAAGTACGAGAAAAAGTATTCTGGCGTAGATGTGGATCATTACAAACAACTGGTTGAAGCTGAAGAAAAGCGTAGACAAGGCGAACTAGAAAAAAGAGGCGAATTTGAAAAACTGCTCAAAGAGCAAGCTGAAAAATTCAACTCTAAAATAGGTCAATATGAAAACGAACTTCAGACAATCAAAATTGACGGAGCACTTTTAAATGAGGCTGCCACGGCGAAAGCAATCAACCCAAATCAGGTTGCACAACTTTTGCGTAATCAGTTAAAATTAAATGAAGCTGGTCAAGTTGATGTGATAGATCCGCAAACAGGACAGGTCAAATACGACGATAATGGTAATCCATTACAAGTAAAAGACTTGGTAGGTAATTTTCTAAATGCCAACAAACACTTTGTCCAAGCGGGACCATCAGGTTCTGGAACAGGTCAAGGTTTTGGGAAGCAAGACCCTGTGGTTAATAACGATATAACTAAACTAAACATGATGAACCCTGAGCACAGAGCTCGTTACAAAGAGATCATGAAAAGCAAAGGGGTCAAATTATAATAAGGAGAAACAATCATGGCAAACGAAGTAACTAGTGCTATATCATCAGCGTTGTACTCAAACATTGTACAGGCTGGATTATACACACTTCAAGAAGCGTCTATCATGCGTCCTCTCGTAAGAAATTACGATATGACTGGCACTCCAGGTTTAACGGCACAGGTTCCGATTTTTCCGGCACTTACAGCAGATGAACCAGGTGATGGTGGCGACTTATCAAACAAGGCTTTCAATGTGCAAACATCGAAAACTATCACAGCGACAGAGAAAGGTATTCTTGTAACTCTGACTGACTTAGCGACAGAAACAGCATCAGAAGATGTTGCGGCTGCGATCGGCAGACAGATTGGACAAGGTATGGCTCTTAAAGTTGACCAAGATATTGCGGCTTTATTCACAGGTTTTTCAAACACTGTGGGTTCAGGCGGTACAGATGTGTCTGTTGACACAATGTTCCAGGCTGCTGCAAAATTGAGAAACAACAAGGCCCCAGGACCTTACTACTGTGTGTTGCATCCGTACCAAGCGTATTCTTTAAAGAAACAGCTTACAAACGCGGGCGCGACAATGAGCCACAACTTATCTGATGTAGGTAACACAGCGTTATCGCAAGGATTTGTAGGCATGATCGCGGGAATCAATATTTTTGAATCCACAGTGATCGGCGGTGACTCTGCAAGCTCAACTGGTACAGGCAACTACTACGGTGCTGTCTTCTCACAAGACGCCATCGGTTACATGTTAAAAAGAAACATGAGAGTTGAAAATCAACGAGACGCTTCTTTACGCGCTACGGAAATTGTTGGTAGCATGGCGTATGGGGTATCTGAGATATTCGACCAATACGGTGTTGCTGTAATCGGTAACGCTACTCTATAATTTGTATAAATAAGAGTACGTTTCTAAATAGCATAATTGAGGGGGCGGTAGGCAACTATCGCCCTTTCTTTTTACATAAAGAATAAATAACTTAGACCAAGAAGAACTTGGTGTATACATTAAAAATTATTAGAAAGGGCAGTAACCCATGGCTATATTAGCTACAATTGCAGACATCAAAGAATACGAGCCTGATATCGAAAACTACGGCATAAACGATTTTGCTACGGAAATCACCAGAGCACAAAATGATGTGTTTAGAGATTTACGCATTCGTTGGTGGCCAACACAGCAGATCGGTTTGTACGATGTTAAATTCTTAACGACAGGTCAGATCGAACCAGACGATGATCTATACAACGCTTCTCAACTTACCAGGGTGTGCTGTTACCAAGCACTAGGTTTCCACATATATCCAAAGCTAGCAAAGTTTGAACCAGACATGGATATATTTGAAAGAAAAATGGAATTTTACAGACGAGAGTACGAGCGAGAGCTTGACCTTGTGATGAGAGATGGTGTGGAGTACGATCTTAACTCTTCTGGCACGATTGACGACGCAGAGAAAGAACCTACTCACTACCTTCGACTGAAGAGGTAGTAGATGTCAAACAGAGAATCAATCACCAAAAACATTGAACTGGTATTGAAGGACATGGATCCGCCAAAACCAGTGTTAGTTACACGCGAACCTTTCGATCTTCAAAAATTAGCGATAACTCAATTCCCAGCCATATTGATTACCACAGGTAACGAGACCAGAGAAGACAACCAAATGGGCGGAGGCAGAAGAGGCGTTATTGAAGTTAACATCCGTGGATTTGTTCGTGCTGACGGCCGCGTTGGTCAGATACAAACTGTGGATCAAAAGCGAAACGAGCTGATTGAGCGAATTGAAGAAACACTCAACACAGATAGAACCAGAGAACTAACAAACAAAGCCTCAACAACCAGAGTAAGCAGAATTGAAATTGTTGAGCACACACCACCGCTTGGCGAATTTTTAATGATTTGCGAAGTGAGGTATTCATTCACTAAAGGAGCAGTATAATGCAATATATTAAAATACAAAAAGACGGCCAAAAGAAATCAATAGAGGCTGATAGATTAATCAGATTTTTAGAAGCGGGTTGGACAGAGCTTAAACCTACCAAATCTAAGAAGAAAGCATCTGCAAAAAACATAGTTAAAGCAGAGGCTGAAATTATAAACCAAACAGATTCTGTAGACGATATATTAACAGATATTGAAGATATAGAATCACAAACAATAAACGAGGAGAACTAATATGGCTACAATTACTGGCGAAAATGGTAAAGTCATGTGGGGACCTGACTCAGGTGGAGCTACAAACACTGTTGCTTCTGTAAGATCTTGGACTGTTGAACATGTTAAAGATACTGTAGAAAACACAGCAATGGGAGACGCAGCTAGAACATACCTATCAGGCTTACACTCATTTACAGGTACTATGGAAGTTTTATACGACGCAGCAGAAGATGGCGATGCTATCTTTGATCCAGCAAACGACAACACTTTATCTGTGGAATTCTTTCCAGCAGCAACAGGTGTTAAGTATGTTGGCGATGTGATCGTGACTTCAGTATCAAGAACAGCTAGTTTCGATGATGTTGTATCAGCAACGGTGTCGTTCCAAGGCACTGGTGTATTACACGCAGAAACTATCTAATGATAAAGATTGCTTTTAAAGGCAACAAACAGGCCATCCGCGAACTTGAACGAGAAAAAGATCGTGTGATGGCCAGAATAGCAACAGATCTACTGGCCAATGCGAAATCATTCACGCCAGTCAGATCAGGTAGAGCGCGTCGCGCTTGGCGACTTGAGAGTACTCGTAACAGCAAGAGTGTTGTTAACAGAGTGCCATATGCTGCTCGTCTAGACAGTGGCTATTCGAAGAAACAACCAAATGGTATTTCTAGACCTACCATTAGGAAAACAATAAGGAGATAATACATGAATGTATTACAAAATGCACAAGAGCATTTTAAATCAAAACTGGCAGGTGGCCTAGAGAAGCTGACTGTGCCAGAATGGAAGACTGATGTTTATTACAAATCAGGTTATCCATTTGCTGTAGAACAAAAAATAATTGAATTACAGCAACAAGGTAAGACTGTTGAAGCATTAGTGGAAACG